CTGGTAGCCCCCCTACTAAAAATCGAAGCTGGTACATAGCTGGTAACGATAAAGTTGGTGCATCCGCTCGTGAAAACCCTAAGATGATTGTCGTAGACCCTAACGACACTACATTCGATGCTTCTGTGGGGGTGTTTAGCAACACTGACATCCAGACGTTTGGTCTTGGTGTTAATAACCTAAGTATTACAGGTACAGGTAGTTCTAACTTCTTTCCTCAGCGTATCTTTGTATTTGATACCATTAAGAATGCTACTAACATCCCTCGCTTCACTGGTACCTCCAGCTGGGACGACATGATTACAGCTATGGGTAATACCTACGAAACTAAGATTACAGATGACTGGATCAGACGCGAGGGAGGTGTATTCTCCTATGCTGCTCCCTTTGAGATCGGTGACGGGACAACAACTACTAACTTCGATGATGGTGGTGTTTCAGTGTTCTGGCCTAATGCTACTCAGTTAAGTGACCCTGATCCAAGAGTTAGAGTTACCAACAAGGCTTTTAGGGCTTACATGAACCTCAGAGATGACTTTAATGACTCAGCAACCTTTAGTGGTTTCTACAACTGTGGTAGCTCTAATCCAGACTGGGACTTTAACATCAGCAATCAATCGTTTATAAGTTTTAATAATGCTACCTTCCTTAACACAGGCACTTTCACGGTTGGCTCTTCTGTATCAGGTAATGCTACCTTTGATGGTTGTGGTATAGTTAGGAACAATGGCGCTGATTTGTTTGGATCAACCCTAAAGAACCCTAATTCTACTCACTTAATGAGGTTAACTCCATGACCTTCACATTACCGACCCCTAATAACTTACATGAGGACGTAACAAACTTTAATGCTTTGTACGACCAAGGTATCAACAACCCATCTTTAGGTGCACGAGAAGCTGGTAACTTACCTATCACTAAGTTTGCAACTGAGATTAAGGTTAACTCACCTAATACCATATCTGGAATACAGTTCCTGTTTCAAGCAGCAGCAACCTATGATGTGTCAACCACTACAAAGGTACTTCTCTGGCACAGCCAGTTTAACGCACCTAACCGTATTCAAGTAAATGATCTTGCTAATGGTGGCGTTAGGTTTAGGCTTACGTCTGGATCACCCACTACCCTCACTGACTACAGAGAGTGGTATCTTGGTGGTAACGACTCTCCTTTCGCTGAGTGCATTAAGGGTCAAGTACCTTTCGTCATAGACCTAAACGCTGCTGGTAAGTCTGAGGTTGGTACCTTCGATAACACAGACGTAAACAAGTACGCTATACTGTTTAACTCTCAACACATAGTTGACACTAGCGGTAACTGGAACTTCCAAGGTAAAGCATACGTCCTAGGCACTGAACTAGGTGACGCTGATATCCCTACGTTTAGTGGGACAAGTGACTTCACAGAGGCTGTTACCCTCGTACAGGGAACAGACTATACCGACAAGATTGGTAACTGGGTACGTCAAACTGGTAGCGTGATCTTTATGGACATGCCCTTCCAGATCGGTGACGGGACAACAGCAACTACCTTTAATGACAACGGACTTACTGTAGTTAGCCCAGCTAATAATACCCCAACTGACCCACGGTACCAGCTAACGGATAAAGCCATGCAAGTCCACGTACATATGCGTGATGACTTTAATGACACTGCCACGTTATCTGGAAGCTACCTCTGGGGAACTAGAGCTCAGTTTGACCTTGGTCAAAACAATCAGTCTCAAATAATTCTTGATGGTACCTTGTTTAAAGGTATGGGTGACGTAAGGATTGGTCGTTCCGTTTTTTCAACTAACCCAGTGACATTTGATAATACTGGCACGGTTGTCGTAGTAGACAGCGGGGCTGACCTTCTTGGCGCTTTGATCAAGAGTACACACGGATCACATGCTTTATCCCTAAAAGGTGGAACAATGGACATTTTTAGCGTAAGGTTTGAATCATACACTGGTAAACACGCTATCTTGATAGACACCGCTGGAACTTACGGTTTAGATAGTTGTTCCTTCGATTTTAGTGGTAATGGTGAGATAGAGCTTACTCATACAACTGGTACGGTAACAATAAACCTATCTGGCTCTACGCCAACCCCTAGTATAACTAACACTAATGGTGGTACATTTGTTCTTAACTACCCAGACAGAGATATAGTTTTGAATAACATTGTTGCTGGCTCTAGGCTCTACGTACTGGACACGACCAATAACACAGTGTTGTTTAACGAAGTACCTACTTTCAGCCCCTTCTTTGATTCAGTTACCTCGGACGGGACTGATGTAGACCTATTGATTAGGGTACGCAACGCATCTGGCGCTACACCCTACAAGAACTTCGTCACAACGACAACCTTAACTGCCGCTGGAGTTAATATAGACATTAACCAAGTGGAAGACTTATAGACACACACCCTAAAGGAATTAAACATGGCTTTTGTAGCATCAGACTGGTCAATATCAGGTAGTGGTGACATTCGTTACACAGGTGGCGCTCACGGCGCGGCAAATAACCCCTCGTATGCAACCGTAATTGAATTTCACCGTGCCTTGCAGGACTTCGCAGACCAAGCATCTGCATCTGGGGATGACTTGCTTGACATCTCAAGCCTGACACCTTCGGATCGTTCAACAGATAACATCATTACCCTGCTTAACGGCTTTAACATTGACCAAACAGGTGCTGAACACCTTTATGATGGCTCTATCATCCAAAACAATGGTGATGACATCTGGGATGGTATCGTTAACTTTGGTAATGCGTCTTTTATTAACATTATCATGGACGGTTTCACTGATATTAACGACTTCTGGAATACTAGTACCCCTGCTGGCTTCAACGCAGATACTAACGCTGGTATCTCTCACCGCTTTATGCTGCAGACACGTAGCTTTGGCTTCGACGTAGATGGTCGTCGTGTTCTCGGCACAGTACGTGAGTATGGTAAGACTTACTCCGAGTTTTCAATCAACGGTACTTCTCGTGGTAACAACGTACTTGCTCTGTCTGAAGCGACTGACTTGAACAACTCCACTCCCGAAGCCACTGTTGCTGGTTATACCACTATCACAAACCTCAACGAAGGTTACTCTGGTATCGACGTTGATGACAGTGGAACTGACGAGTTTTACTACTCAGAGTGGGACTTAGGTTCTCGTGACATCGGTGATTTCTATGAGCGCACCAAGTGGCTAACTCGCCGTGGTAATTCACAGACACTATATGGCCTTGGTGCGGATGTATTTCGTGGCATTACCCACCAAATCGCAATTACACAGACTGCTGGCAACTTTGTCGAGCCAGAAGCCGTATCTTGGACCGATGGAACAGGTCAACTACTCGCTATCGACAGTACAACTGCTGGAACAGTGATGTACATCCAGTTACTTACTGGTGTTGCACCTAGTGCTGATAATATCTTTGGTATTACTGGAACAGCTACCTCTGGTACGGTTACAGCTAGGACAATATCGAACGTATTCTCAGGTCTGTCTACGGGTAGTAGCTTGATCGGTAGTTACGGCTTAGGTATCCAAGCGTCTGACCTTTTATTTACGGATAAGTTGTTTGACTTAGATGATACAGAGATTACTCCACCTAACCGAGTAACATTCTCCGTATTAGGCTTAGTCGCGGGTGAAGACCGGGTTCTGGTAGGTCCAGCCTTTGGTGGGGTACTAGACAAGGCCCAACTGACAACTTCTGTCACCCTCAACGGTGGGGCTGAAACCCAACTGATTGTCACCCAAAATGTCCCTAGTGACACACCTACATCTGGGACTATACGCATTGTAAACGACGATGGCTTTGATCGGTTAGTTCCTTACGCTAGCTTTAACAATAAAATATTCACCTTTACGAATACAGAAGACTTCTCAGGTACGGAGGAAGACGCAGCTGCTACTGCTGGTGCCGGAGCTTACATAACCTACCTAGATGCGTTAGCCTCAGCGACTACAGAGACCTTTACAGTCATCTTCAATGCAGACAGAGACTTGTTTGTTCGTGTACGAGACGGTGGAGCAAGCCCAATCAAGACATTTGAGAGCCCAGCTACCCTAGGTTCCGCTGGTGGCTCAACTACGGTGATCCGCACAACTGACGCTTAATAGGATAGTGTAAAATGACAGCAGAAGCCTACGAGAAAACCAACCAAGCCAATATTAAGTCCATAGCAGAGGCCATGCGACAGGAGAGGGAGGAGCGTAGGCTTCTGGAGATTAAAGTTGACAAGCTATCTAATGCACTGTCAATGATACAGCAAGACTTAATTAAAGCACAGCAGTTGTCGTCTCTAGCGATGGCAAGGACGCACGGAAGCTCGACTTCAAGGGAGTAAGCAATGGCTATTAGCATAGATTGGGGAACTAAGATTATAAATGTCCCAAGGGCTGATATGATCGTGTTACAAACTGCCCCGACAGAGATTAGGCAGCTTTCCATTGATGCCTTTAGGCTGACACTAAACGACCTACAGGATGAAGCCGAGGGTATGACATTCCCCACTACGCACGTTCACACCGCACCAGTCAGCCTAGGTGGAGTTGTTCTTGCACGGGTTATTGAGATAATTAACGGGTACACAGTGACTTTCGAGGATGGTCAGTACGCTGTTAACCTCACGGGTGCTAACTCTAATATTGCAGACGTAACTAACGTGAACCAAGTATCTGTACGTTCAGCTAACTCCGCTGGTCTACAAGACCTTACAACACTACTCGCTTCAGCCTATCAGGGACAGGTTGTGTATAACACATCTGGTCAACCCGGCACAGTAGCTCCTATCGGTACTAGGGCCACACCAGTAGATAACTTTCATGATGCAGTAACAATAGCTAATAACTTGGGTATTCGTCGTATCCAAATGGCTTCCTCTGGTACGTTACTTGGGGGAGTTCTTGCTACGGGTAAAGTGTTTGTTGGCGACAACCCCACGGTTGACGAACTATATGTCAGGACAACCTCGGAAGTATCTGACTGTAGCTTTGAGAACTTAACTATCTCTGGTGTGTTAGACGGGAACAACACCTTCAAGGGCTGCATAGTAAGCAACCTAAACTACGTCAACGGGCTAATACAAGAGTGCGCCATAACGGGAACTATCGCAGTAGATGGAAACGCGCAGTGTAACATAATTAACTGTTGGTCAGGTACCGCTGGTGTTGATGACACTCAACTCGTGACAATTGACATGGGTGGTGCAGACAATTCCTTAACTCTCCGCAATTTCTCTGGTGGCTTGAAGCTAGTGAACTACGCTGGTGGTGGCGCTATTACCCTAGACTTCTCTTCTGGTCGTGTAGTCATTGACGCAAGCTGTACTGGCGGTACAATCGGCATTCGGGGCATTTGTGACGTAACTGACAACAGTGGCGCTGGATGTAATGTACTAGATCAGACGATAGACTCTGGGTTGAACATCATCAATGAGGGCGTCAAGAAGGCGTCTCTGCTGATACCCCACACAGAAGATATAACTTAAGGGATAAACACAGATGACAAAGATCATTGAAGGTAAGATATTAAAGACTGATGACGAACAACGTATGGTTTACGGTTGGGCATCAGTTATCACTGAAAAGGGTGAGCCAGTTGTAGATCGTCAAGATGACGTAATCGAAGCTGAGACCCTAGTTAAAGCAGTGAACGAATTTATGGAGCATGTGCGGGTCGGCAAGGCCATGCACGTTGGGGAGCAAGTAGGAACGGTAGTTCACTCCCTCCCAATCACCAAAGAGATCGGTGATTCTCTCGGTATCCAGTCTGACCGTGAAGGATGGGTCGTAGCCTATAAGGTATTCGATGATGACATCTGGGATATGGTGAAGTCTGGTGAATTAGCAGCATTTTCCATTGGTGGAAAAGCTATCAAAGAGGAGATATAACTTGCCCAATCTCTTAAAAAAGTTACAGCTTACAGAGCTTTCTCTCGTAGATCGCCCAGCCAATGCTCAGGCAATGGTATCCCTCTTTAAGCGTGACACTTCCGAAGAGGAAATTACTAAAATGACAGATGAAATGGAAGCCAAAGTAAAGGCGTACATGACTGAAAAGGGTGCCACTCGTGACGAAGCTATGAAGAACTTTGGCTACGACATGGAAAAGGCAGAGGAAGTAGCTGAAGAGGTAACAGACGAAGTTACTGACGAAGTTACTGAGAAAGCTGAAGAGGCTGTTGAAGCTGAGGAAGTTGCGTCAGAGATCGACACACTCAAAGCTGACCTTGAGCGCCTTAGCGCTGAGAACCAGCACTTACGCAAGGGTTTAATTGATGAAGGCTACGTTATCCGTGCTGACTCAATTGAGAAGAAAGCGCCTGTAGAAACACTCCTTATTGAGGGTGTAGAGGTTAACAAGGCTGATATTCCAGCCCCTGTCCTTAAGGCCCTTGAAGCTGCCGACCTAATCAAGGCAGACGTTGAGCTCACTAAAAGTGCTGTAGAAATTCTGCCACACTTTGCAGAGGGTGCAGCTAAAACACTGCTGAAGTCTTTCTCGGAAGATGAAGCAATTATGGAAATGTTGAAGGCCGCTGATGCTGCTTTTGCTGCTTCCATGCAAGAATTTGGTAAGTCTGATGTAGATGGCGAGTTTGCTTCCTCCACCGACAAACTAGATAGTCTCGTAAAGTCCTACATGGACGAAAACCAACTCAAGAAAAGTGAATTTGCCAAGGCTTATGCTGCTGTAGCTAAGACTGACGCTGGTAAGGCGCTTATTAACAAATCCTATAAAGGGGAATAATCATGGCTGTAACGCAATCACGCGACAACCGCACTATTATCGCAGGGGCTGACTTGTCTGCTTCTCAATTCATCTTCGTAAAACTAGACGCCGCTGCCGAAGTTGTAGCTGGCACTGATGGTGATGCTGCTTTCGGCGTACTTGAAGTAGGCGCTGCAACAGGTAACGCTTGCACAGTAACTAAGACTGGTAAAGTCATGGTCGAGTGCGGTGGGGCTGTCACTGTCGGTGGCGAGGTTGCTGCTGACGCTAATGGTAAAGCTATAGACGCAGTTAATACTGACGTAATCTTAGGCACAGCTTATGAAAATGGTGTAACAGGTCAGTTGATCGCCATCGAACTCAGCGACGCTGGAAACATTAAAGCCTAATAGGCTAACTTAAGGACATATAATATGCCACTATTAACTCCATCACAGGTACATATCGACCAGCCGTTGTCAAACTTGACGCTGGCCTATGTACAATCACAAGACACTTTCATTGCTGACAAAGTATTCCCTACTGTAGGTGTTGCACGTCAGTCTGACAAGTACTACATTTATGACCGCGCAAACATGAACCGTGC